TTGGAATTGGAATTAGTAGTCCTGCTGCTAGATTAAGTTTAGGAGCTGATATACCTACTAATGGACAAACACTTCATCTTTATCAAAGCTCAAATATAAGATATGGATTTGGAATTGTAGCTGGTACTCTTAGAAGTTACGCAGCTTCAGATGGTGTATTATCATTTGGTCATGTATCTACCTCTGATGGCTCTACTTATTCAGAAAAAATGCGTATTCAAACAGGTGGTGGTATATCATTTAATGGAGATACAGCAGCAGCTAACGCACTTGACGATTATGAAGAAGGTACTTGGACTCCAAGTATTACTTTTGGTCAAAGTTCAACAGGCATAACTCACAACTCTCAACAAGGAAAATATTTAAAAGTAGGTCGTCTAGTATATCTGCAATGTCATTGTAGTTTAAGTAGTAAAGGAACTGCTAGTGGGGTTGCTGATGTAAATGGATTACCTTTTGCTATTAGCATTGGCTCGCTAGGTGTATTTAATCCCATAGGAGATAGACAAAATTTAAATACTGGTGGAGAACCAGTAAATGCTTATTTATCAAATGGTAATAGCTATATAAGACTTTATGAAAACGCATTTGATGGTACAGGTAATACTACAGTTACTAATACTAATTTTGCAAATGATACAGATATAGATATTAACCTTGTATATTACACAGATTCATAATAACTAATATACCTAGTGGATTCTAGGTACGGACATAGGAGAAAAAAATGGCAATAACAAAAGAAATAATAGAAGATAAAATAGAAGTTGTAGGAGACTACAAAACTATACAAGTAAGAACAGCTACAGTCATCAAAGAAGATGGTGTAGAGCTATCAAGATCTTTTCATAGACATTCATTAGATTGTGTAAGTTCTGTTCAAGATGAAGATGGTAATTGGACTCATACAGACACAGATGTTTCTGAAGAATCTACAGATGTTCAAGGTATAGCTTCAACTGTTTGGACTGATTCTGTAAAAGCTGCCAAAAAAACAGCTAATGAATCATCTGCAATATAATTTAGGAGAATAATATGGCACTATTGCCTGTAACTCCGCCAGCTGGAATAGTCAAAAATGGAACTGATTATTCTAACAAAGGTCGTTGGGTTGACGGTAATCTTGTGCGTTTTGAAAACGGATTTCTTAAACCTATTGGTGGTTGGACTAAACTAAGAAACACAGCATTAACTGGTGAGCCTATAGGTATGTATGCCTATAAGGACAATCTTGGTGAATCTGTTTTAGCTGTTGGCACAAGACAAAAAGTTTATGTTTTATATAAAAACGCTTGGACTGACATAACACCAACAGGATTTGTAAGTGATTCTAATAATGATCCTCTTGGTTATGGTGCGTATCACTATAATGTAGAAGATTATGGTGATGCTAGAAGTCAATCTGGATTACCGCTTGCAGCAGGTCATTTTTCTTTTGATAACTGGGGTGAAGATTTAGTCTTTTGTTTTTCTGGTGATGGCAAAATATATAAATGGCAACCTAATTCAGGCGGTACAGCTGATACTATTGCTACTGTTGTAACAAACGCTCCTACAGGTTGTAAAGCTGTTCTAGTTACTAATGAAAGGCATTTAGTTGCTATTGGTTCTGGTGGCGACCCTAGAAAAATATCTTGGAGTGATAGAGAAGATAGAAATACCTGGACATCTAAAGCTACTAATACCGCAGGTGATGTGCAAATACCTACAGGTGGTCGTGCATTATTAGGTGTTAAATATCAAAACGATGTCATAGTCTTTAGTGATACTGGTATTGATAGAATGAGCTATGTGGGTTCTCCTTTTGTGTATGGTATTACCGCAGCAGGTGCAAACTGTAAAGCTGTAAGTAGACGATCAGTTGTGGAAACAGGAAACTTTATTGCGTGGATGGGTGAAAACTCATTCTTTATCTATGATGGCGTTGTTAGAGAAATTAAATGTGATGTGCATGATTATGTATACGACCAATTAAATTTACAAGGCAGACAATCTTCTTGGGGTGGACATAACTCTAACTTTAATGAAATATGGTGGGGTTTTCCTGTGAGTGAGGAACAATACACACCAAACAAATATGTTATTTGGAATTACTTAGAAAACACCTGGTCTATAGGTTCTTTAGATAGAGGCTGTTGGATTGACCAAGGCGCATTTGATTATCCTATTGCTGGTGATTCAAACGGTTTTGTTTACGAACACGAATCAACCACATTATCTAATTCACCAAACTTAAATAGTGATGCACCATTTTGTACTAGCGGTCCAATAGAATTAGGTAATGGCGATAACTATGTGCAATGTAATCAAATTATTCCAGATGAAGAAGCAAACACATTACCAGGTGTAACAATAAGTTTTAAAGGTAAGTTTACCCCATTAGGAAGCGAAACAGACTTTGGTAGTTTTACCTTTGAAAATGACGGATATACTGATGCTAGGTTTACAGCAAGACAAGTACAAATGACCGTAACAGGTAGCACAAATCAAGACTTTCAAGTTGGTAATATAAGATTAAATGTGAGAACTAGAGGTAGAAGATAATGGATCTATCCTCACAAAGACAATATATACAAAGAATAGAAGTAGCGCACAGCATACTTACAACTACAGACTTAACAACATTTTATACAGCTCCAAGTGGCGATGACTTTACTTGTGCTGTAATTGAATCTATCTTGGTATGTGACCATGATAATCAGCAAACTAAGATTACCTTTACAGTAGATAATGCAGGTACTACTTACACTATATTTAAAGAATATAACATTACTGCTTATGATACAGAGGAGCTTTTAACTAGAAGTATGTTCTTACACCAGGGCGATGTTGTGAAGATACAAGCAGATCGTGCTGGTAATTTAACTGTTTATGCAAGTATTGTTGAGTATGGCAAAGGCGACTAATAAAGTAGTAGACATACAAGAGGCTAAAAGAGAGCCTTGGGAAGTTGAATGGGAAAGGTGTAAGCCTTATATAGCAAAAGCTGTAAAACATCAAGATTCCTATACAATTGATGACATAGAGGATAAAATAAGGAATGGAATATTCCATTTATGGCCAGGCAAAAAGTCTGCATACATAACAGAATTTGTAATATGCCCTCAAATGAAAGCAATGAATCTTTTGTTTTGTGGTGGTAATTACAAAGAATTAGAAGAAATGCTTCCATCGATAGAAGCTTTTGCAAAGTCCGCAGGTATTAAAAGATTATATGGTGGCGGCAGAAAAGGATGGATTAGAAAAATAAAACATCTAGGATTTGAAACAGAATATTTAATTAGAAAAGACTTATGAGCAAAGGAAGACAAACAACAATACAAGAAGCTACTATTCCAGAGTGGCAAAAACAACAATTTCAAGATCTTTTTAGTAGAGCTAAATCTGTATCAGCACAACCATTTATACCTTATACAGGTCCAATGGTTGCTGGTTTTTCTCCAGACCAATTAAGACAGTTTCAAGGTACTAGAAGTATATTTGAAAGAGGTATGAGTTATGACCCAACCAGAGGGTTACAACAAATGGTTCAAGACCAATATACTCCAACCATCCAACCTGTTACTGGTTTTCAAGCACCAACTATAGAGACTACACAAGCTCCACAATTTAGAAGTTTACTAAGTGCAGACATAGGCGCATATCAATCACCTTATCAACAACAAGTTATAGACACAGCTATGCAGGATATACAGCGACAGGCTGATATAGCGCGTGGCGGTGCGCAGGAAAGAGCTATAAGAGCAGGTGCTTTCGGTGGTTCACGATCTGCATTATTAGAAGCAGAATCACAAAGACCTTTTGTAGAACAAATGGCTAGAACTTCTGCTAATTTAAGACAAGCAGGATTCGAACAAGCACAAAGAGCAGCACAATCTGATATTGCAAGACAGCAAGAATTAGGAGTATTTGGTGCTGGTCAACAACAACAAAGAGCTTTACAACAAGCACAGCTACAACAACAAAGACAATTAGCTGGTTTAGATATTGCTGGCAGAGCTGCATTAAGTCAGCCACAACTAGAAATGCAAGCGCGCGCGCAGAGAGCAGGTTTATTAGGTGGCTTACAAGGACAGCAATTACAACAACTTGGTTTACTAGGTCAAGCAGGCGCACAGCAACAAATGCTACAACAAAGAGCTATCGATGCTTCAAGAGGCGAGTTCCAAAGAGCATTGGGATATCCACAACAACAATTTGGTTTATTTAGTGCTGGTACAGGTCAACCATTAATAGGTGGCACATCAAGCGTACAAAGAGATACTGGTGGAGGAGACATACTAGGCACAGCGGCACAGTTATATGGAATGTACTTATTATCTGATGAAAGGCTAAAAGAAAACATTGAACCTATTGGAATATCTGAAAACGGACATAATGTATATACATGGGATTGGAACGATAAAGCTAAAGAGCTTGGAGTAAACGATCCAACAACAGGTGTAATAGCACAAGAAGTTATGAAGTATATGCCAGAAGCAGTAATCAAAGATGCTAATGGTTATTACAAAGTTAATTACGGAGTTCTATAATGGCTTATTATAATTTTAAATATCCTTTTGCTTTAGCTGAATCACAACCAAGTCTTATGGGTGGTATAACTGTTCCATCACAACCAAGTCTTAATTTACCAACTGGTTTAATACAAACAACACCACAGGAAAAACTTAATCCTATGGCTGGTGCTAAAAACGAAAAACTTGCATTAATGCTTTATGGTTTGGGTGGTGCATTAAGGGGTGATAAAAACTTTATGCAAAATACTTTGCAATTACAACAAATGCAAGAAGGCAAAAAGAAACAAAAAGAACTAGAAAAAACTTGGGAAGAATGGAAGGATAAAAATTTAGATACATTACCCAAATCTATAAGAGATTTAACAGATATTGTAACAGCAGAACAGGGTATTAACTTGGCAATTAAAACAGCAACAACTCCTCCAAAAATATTAAGCACAGCACAAAGAGTTTCTGAAATAGCTGCAAAAGTTGCAAACGATCCAAATTATAAATTGACAAAACAAGACGAATTAATTTTACAAATTTCAAGAAAAGCCGACCCTTTAACTAGAGGAATAGAAGATATATCTGCCGAAGCTTTATCTGGGATTACCCAAGGAAAAGAAACATTGCAAACATACGCATCAACACAAGATGCTTTAAACGCAGGACTAAAATCAGGAGATCAGTTTAAAGGTACTGATGGAGTTACATATAGAATTCCTTAAATAAAATGAAATGGCAAATGAAAAACAAACAAATCCATACGAAGGTGCAATACCAGTAACACAAAATCCCTATGCTGGATCAGTTGCTGTAACAGAAATACCATTAGACCCTTACGCAAGCGCTGAAGTTTTAGAAGAAAAAACACCAATAAAACAAAATCTTTATAGAACTATAATTGGTGCTGGAAGAGATCTTTTATCTGGTACATTAGATTTTTATGGATTTAGTCAAAAGTTCAAACCAGCTGAAATATCAAAAGCTATTGTAAAAGCCAGAAAAGAAAAAGATGCTGGAGGATTAAATGTTTTAAATAATATTGTTAATCAAAAAAACATATATGAAGTTGCGGCAAAAACAATCCCAACGATTAAAGAGCCTGAATTTAAAATGGATGTTGGTTTTCCAGAAGTAAGAGTTGGAAAAAAAGAAGTACCTTTAGGCTTAAAAGATGTTCCAGTAGGAAGTTTGGCTAGAGATATTATTGGTTTTGGCGGAGCTTATGCTGGTTTGGGAAGAGGTATAACAACTACTGGAGCAAAAAATATACCAGAAATGATAAAGCAAGGAGCTAAAGTTATTGGGCTTGGTTCAGCCGCAGAACAGTTAGCATTTTCTCCAGATGAACAAAGACTTTCTAATGTTATACAGGATATTGCACCGAATGTTATAACAGAGTTTTTACAAGCAGACCCTGATGACAATGAGGCCTTGGCAAGATTTAAAATGGGTGTTGAGGGAGCTGGTTTAGCAATACCAGTAGAGGCGTTATTTAGATTTTCTGGAAAATTAAGAGCTAATAAACAGATTGAAAAAACAAAACCTATTGAGGTTTCTGAGGAGCAAAAAATAATACCTACAGAACCAGAAAAAATAGATTTCAAAACAGAAGCAGTTACAGAAGGACCTTACGCTGGTGCAGAAGTTTCAGTCCCCCCAGCAACTGGTAAAATGTTACCTCCTAGTTTAAGAAATCCAGAGCCAAAAATAAAAAGAGTAAATAGTTTACTGTATAATCGAATTCCAATGAACGATGAAGTTGCAGAAGAAATGGCTGCTGCTTTAGGCTATGATTTAAAAACCCTCCCTCTTATATACAGAGCTAAAAATGCTAAAGTAGGTCCAGACGGAAAGGTAGTAAGCAGCGCTGATGATCGTTTGGCACAAGACCTAGATGAGCTTGGTTTTGCATCAAGAGTTGGTAAGGTTGGTGCAAGCGACTTTGGTGAAACAACTTTTGGCGGCCAAGATGCCTTAGAAATATTAAGACAAAATCCTGTTTTACCAGAGTTTGAACAAACTTATATAAACTATATTACAAAAAACAAATCTATTGAAGAAACATTGGATTTATTAAAAAGAAATAATATAGATCCAAGGGGTATGACAGATGAACAACTCAGCAAAACACTTAAACAAATAAACGAAAATGAATCTTATACATCTTCTGTGATAGATGAAATAGAACTGTCTAATATAGCAAAACAACAAACAGATGATTTATACCAGCAAATGATGGCTAGAGAAAAAAGTCTTTCCATTACAAAAGAAGATTTAGCACAAATTCCACCAAGGGAAACTATAGATGTTGTGCCAGCTAATTATGTAGAAAAAGATTTTGGGTTTAGTAAAAGACCTCCAAGAGTTGCTCCAAATATAGGTGATGATAAATTTGCTGGAAATATAAACCTTAACAAAATAAACGAACCTACTGAAGTTAAAAATATTATTAAAGAAATAGCAAAAGATAATGATAGTTTTGTAGAGGCAAGAAGAGGTGTTGTTAAGTTTGGAAGCAAAGGAGAAAATTTAGAAGCTTTATCTAGGGAGTTAGGTTTATCAGACTCAACATTATTAAAAAGAAAAATTGGACAAGCATTTAATTCTGAGGAAGCTTATGCTGCAAGACTTTTATTTGATGAAGCATTAAAAGATGCTTATGATTTAGCAAATATAGCAAAAGGAGTAAATGCTTCACAGGTTGATTTAATAAAATTTGAAAACGCAATGGCTAGAGTTGCGTCTGTGCAAGAACAAATTGCTGGTATAACAGCGGAAGCTGGTAGAGCGTTAAGATCATTTAGAGAAACTGTTGGCCCAGCGTCTACAAAAAATCCTAAGTTAAGAGATAAATTAATACAAGAATTTATTGCACAAAAAGGTGGAGATGATGTAATTAAAGACATAGCAAAAAAAATGACTATGCTTGATGATCCAGCTCAACTTGCTAAGTTTGCAAGAGATCAATACAAACCAAAATTTATGGATTATGTTCAAGAGTTTTGGATTAATGCCTTGTTATCATCCCCATCAACTCACATAGTAAATACACTATCCAATACACTTGTTGCTGGATTGACCCCTATAGAATATATAACAGCAGCTGCAATTGGAAAAATTAGAGGTGGTGAAGATATAGTTAGTTTGGGAGAAGCTGGAGCAAGATTATTGGGAACTTTATATGGAACAATTGATGGTGTAAGGGCTGCTGGAAAAGCAATTATAGATGGAGAAGCAATAGACCCACTAACAAAATTAGAATTACAAAGGCAAGAAACTATACCTGGAGTTATTGGAAAAGCTGTTAGGTTGCCTGGAACTGCTTTAGTTGCTGAAGATGCTTTCTTTAAATCTATTGGTTATCGTCAAGAGCTTTGGGGTAGAGCGGTAAGACAAGCTCAAAAAGAAAAAAAAGGAATTAAAAGAGCTTATGAATTGATGAGAAACCCAGAAGAACTTGCTCCAAATATTCATTTGGATGCGATAGACGCTGGTCGTTATCAAACATTTACCAATCCTTTGGGAACTGCTGGTAGAGCATATCAAAAAATTATTGGTAAATATCCAGCTTTAAGATTTATAACACCATTTGTTAGAACTCCTGTAAATATTGTTTCTTACGCTTTTGAAAGAACACCAGCAGGTATGCTTACTAATAAATATAAAGAAGCAATTAAAAAGGGTGGGCAAGAGGCAGATATTGCAAGAGCAAAATTAGCGGTTGGTGCGGCTATAGGTTCATCTGTTTTATACTATGCAAATGCTGGGTTGATTACAGGAAGAGGTCCAGCAGATTCAAGAGAAAGATCTGTTTTAATGGAAACTGGTTGGCAGCCATACTCATTAAAAATTGGAGATAAATATTATGGATATAACCGTTTTGAACCAGTTGGAATACTTTTTGGAATAACTGCTGATATGTCAGACATAGGAAAATATGTAGACAGACAATTAAGCAAAGAAGAAAACATAGAAATAGGAAAATTAATGTCTATGCTTGCTGCCTCAATATCAGAAAACATAACTAATAAAACTTTTTTAACTGGTCTTAGTGATGTTGTTGAAATGTTAAATGACCCAGACAGATATGGAGAAGCAACAATACAAAGATTTGTTTCTAGTTTTATTCCAACATTTTCATATTATGAAAGAAAGGCAGACGATCCTGTTATTAGAGATGTTCAATCTTTTTCAGACGCATTTGCAAACAGATTCCCAGAAATTGTTGGCGAAATAGGGTTGCCAACATCAAAAGATTTGCCTGCTAAAAGAAATGTTTTTGGTGAAATAAGAACATTTACACCGACATATGCACCTCTAGGTGGAAGATATTCCCCTGTTAGAGTATCTACTAAAACAGATGATGTGGTGTTTAATGAGTTTGTAAAACTTGGCTACACACCACCAATGCCAAAAAGAAATATTGGCAGCGTTGATTTAACTCCTCAACAATATGAAGATTTATTAGCAATGCAACAACTTTTACAAACTAAGCAAACTCTTGCTGCATTAATCACATCACCTGGTTATAAGAAAAGTCTTAAATCAACAAAAGAAGAAGAGATAAGTGAAATATTTAGACGAAACCAAGAGGCAGCTAGGGATCTTTTAAAGGTTAAATATCCAGAAATTATAATAAAAGAAGCAAGAAGTTCTGTAGAAGAGCTAACGGAATAACCTCATGCCACGCCAATCAGAAAGAGTTGGCCGATCTGGAGAATACTTAGTAGCCTCGTTACTTTCTTTATACGCTGATACTGTAATGGTAGTTCCACATAGCGCAGAAGCAGACATCATATTTGATGTTGACCACACGCTTTATAAATGCCAGGTTAAAACACAATCTAAAATAAGAAATCATAGAGTGTCATGGGAGTATGATTTTAGGCGTGGCTCGTTTACCAAGAAAAGACAATACGATAAAGATGCAATAGATGTCTATGCCTTGGTTGCATTAGACCCACAAAAGGTTATCTTTACTTTTCCAGACGGAAGCAAACAGAAAACTATTAAAGACGAAGAGATGCAAGCGATGGACTCGCTTACTAATGTCAAAAACCTATTTAAAGAGCTTCGATGTCAACAGACACCTTAGGTTCTTCATAGTATTTAGCAGAGTTCATACCCAATGATATTAGATATTCAGCCACTTCATGTGGTTGTTTCTGCTCACTCTTACAGAAGTTTTTAAATCTTTCTGCAAGGTGTTTGTTTACATATATAGGTTTTCTTCCGTTTCTTTCTTTTAAGATTCGATCATCAAACTCATATAAGTTCATGTTTACCTCCTTGGTAAATCCCTACAACTCCTCGTAATATCTAACTAACTCGTTTAGATACCATTGACATTTTTTTAAGTCTTGTATGTTCTCTTCTTTATTCTTATGTCTATATAAATACTTCCAGATGTTACCTTCTAAGTAAGCTGCATATCCTTTTGAACCAACTCTATCTCTGATTAGTTCTATGCACTCTATCTTTCCTTGGTAATGTGCTGGTTTATTAACCATATCTGGTTTTATATCAGTTACATTATCCTGTCCTTCTTTACGAACTCGATCCCATTCTTCTTTTTTTATATCGTCTATCGACATATTTCTACTCCTTTTTTTAAATTAACTGTTGTATTCAAGTACATTTACATATATATTATAACAAATCAAAACAAAAAGGGAGATTAAATGGAAAAAGAAAAAACTTTTCTTGATACTAAACAACTCGCTCAAAGGTGGAGTAGATCTCCAAGAACGATAGAGGGATGGCGCGCAAAGAAGATTGGGCCAGACTATTTAAACCTTAACGGTAAAATTTTATATGATATTGACGAAATCATAAGAGCAGAGGAAGAAGCAAGGGTATCACATGAAGCACGCCAAACTTAGCCCATCAGCAGCTGAAAAATGGACTAATTGCCCTGGCATGCCAACATTGGCAGCCAAGGTTGATTATCAAGTTGGTTTACCAGCCGCTGTTGGTACATTAATTCACAACATGACAGAACAACTCTTAAAGGGATTCTTGGTTGATGTAACACTTGAAGATTATTGGCTTGGTAAAAAAGAATATGTAGAAGATTTTGAAATAGAAGTCGACCAAGACATGATTGATTGTGCAAAGATTTATGTTGAATATGTGCAAGACAGAGCAAAAAGATTAAATGGCAAACTATTAGTAGAACAAAAAGTTAGATGCCAAGAAATATCAGAAGATTTATACGGTTATGCAGATGCATTAATAATCACTCCGCATAAAATGTGCGTGATAGATTTAAAGACAGGTAAATATCCTGTTAGTCCAGAACACAACAAACAAGCCATGATATATGCAATAGGTGCATTATCTCGTTATGGTAATGAAGATACTGAAGTAGAGATTACAATAGTCCAGCCACGCGCAACATGGGGTGGCGGACCTATCAAGACATGGACTACCACCGCAGAGTTTCTGGTGGATTGGGCATACGATTTCTTAAAGCCGCGTGTGGATGCGTGCTTGGAAGAAAACCCTGTATTTGTTTATGGGGATCATTGTCGCTTTTGTAACGCAAGAAGCATTTGCGATTTATATAAACAATATAATAAAGGAGAAACTAATGAGTGAAAAAGATAAAGCTGTTGATGAACCAACAGTTAAGTTCGCTGATGATGGCAAGGAACATAAAATAAATGATATGCCAGATGAGGCAAAGCAATTATATATTCGTTGGCAGGAGAAAAAACAAATCAGAGATGATTTTATTGTCAAAGCTAACAACGATATAGATGACTTAAATACTTTACTTTCATCTTACGAGGCTCGTATGAAAAACATATTAGAGCCAGTAGAAGAAAAAAAGATTGAGGTGTCTAAATGAGTTTAGCTGATATACGAAAAAAGACTAAACAGAAACCACCAAGAATTATTGTTCATGGTGAAGCTGCTGTTGGTAAAACTTATTTAGCATCACAAACTAGAAACCCAATTATGTTAGATGTTGAAGATGGTTTAGGTAAGATTCAAATGGATCATATACCATGTAAAACATATTCTGATGTAATGAGTAATTTAGACGAACTTTATAATGAGAAACATGAATATAAAACTGTTTGTGTTGATTCATTAGATTGGTTTGAACGATTACTTTGGGATAAAGTTTGTGAAGATAATAGCTGGAAATCAATAGATCAACCCAGCTATGGTAAAGGTTATGCAGAGACACTTCGATATTGGGGTGAATATGTAGAAAAACTTAATAGACTAAGAGATAAAGGAATGATGATATTCCAGATATGTCATAGTGAAGTTAGAAAAGTGGAAGATCCACGAATCGAAGCTTACGATAGATATTCTCTTAAACTTCATAAGAAAGCTTCAGCATTATTGTTGGAACATTCTGATGCGTGCTTTTTTGCGGCTAAGAAGTTAGGAACTATTAAAGTGCAAGGTAAAAGTGGTATGACCACTAAAACTGTGTCTGGCGATAGAATTATCTATACCAATAACGACCCAGCTTTTCTTGCAAAGAACAGATATAACTTACCAGACGAATTACCAATGGATTGGAATACAATCCGTGAGGAAATGTTGAAGTGAGTATCTTATCTGATATAGATGTGGTACAGCGAGACTTAGACAGGATAACTGCAAGACTTGATTCATTATTAATTAAAGTTGATTTTGAAAACGAGTCTTATCCAGTTGAAACCTACGATAGGCTTGCTGATTTAAAAAAGGATTGTGAGGACTTGAATGAGTATCTGAATACTTATTCTTCTTACGATCCAGGTTAATCTAAATAGGAGTAAAAAATGGATTTAAGTAATTTTAATGTTGATACCTCTAATGAAGGTAAGTCGGTTGTTGAGCCAGGTAGACACATTCTACATTGGCAAGGCGAAGATGAAGATTTGGTAGAAGGTAGAAACGGTTGGCGTGGTTGTAAGATGTACTTTGAAATTGACGGTACTGGTATAAGGTTAAATCATACCTTTACTGTAGGACACGATAATGAAAAGTATGTTCAAAGTGGTGTTAAATCTATGATGCTTATGGCACAAGCTATGGGTATTAAAGAAGCACCAAAAAACACCGCAACTGAATTTATGGGTAAAAGTGTCTCAGCTGAATTAGTCAAAGATGAAAACGGTTATCTAAAGATTAATGAAGATTGGGGTAGAACTTGGCAAGCTACTGATAAAAAAGCAGAAGTTATTGATGACAACATTAAAACTGGTCCGTCTGATTCAGATTTAGCAGCAATGGGTACAACTACTGTTGATGATGACGATACACCATTTTAAATTTAATGGTAATAACAAGCCCACGCTGTGTGCATATTGTAAAGCACCAGCTGGGCCACTACTTCACAAAGACGGAGACTATTGGTTAGGTGCGTGTAGTATGAAACATTTAAAAAAGATTGGAGAAGGTAAGCGATTACCAAATAAAGCACAGCTCAATGACGAAGGTGTTGAATACTCCATAGCACAAACCAAAGAAGTTTATTTAGAACTATCAAGAGAGGAAAATAATCAACCATTACATAAATGGGATAGGGATAAAAGAAAAAGGGTGTTTACTTCTATAGTAAGAGAATATTTAAACTGGGCTAACGCTGTAGCTCAACAAGACGATGAAAGGGCAAAACATGGATCTGACGAAATACTTTCCAGAAGGAAATAATTTAGAACAAAATAAACCAAAAGATTTAAGCGACTTAATAAATGAAATGCAAACACAAGGTTTGCGTATCGATCATTTACAAATAACAGGAGAAATAGTAAGAGTACCAGTTACTGATATTGCTGGTACTAAAGCTGATACCAACCAAAAGTCTGGCTATTATGTAGTCAATGAAGTAAATGGTAATTACTTTTCAACCTTTGGTAATTGGAAAACAGGTTTTGAAGGCAAGTGGTCAAGTGTGAATCATCAGGCTATGACACCCCAACAAAGAGAAGATTTACAACATCAACTGCAAGAGGCCAAGCAAAGGGCTGATGAAACTAAAAAACAAAGGCATAACGAAGTGGCTAAAAAAGTTGAACGCTGGTTCGACTCTTATCCGAATGTTGTTGAACATGACTATCTCACAAATAAAAAGGTTAAAAATTATGGTTTAAAGCAATACCAGGATATGTTGGTTTGCGGTGTGTATTCTACAACAGGAAACATTCGTTCTCTACAGTTTATTAGTAAAAATGGTGATAAAAGATTTGCTTCTGATTCAGAAATAAAAGGAAACATATTTCTCATTGGTGCAGACATAAAAGACATTTCCAAATTAGATAAAATTATATTAGCAGAGGGTTATTCAACTTCTGCAACTATTTATGAAGCTACCCAGATTCCTGTAGCTTGCGTATTTTCTGCCAATTTCGTCATGGCAGTAGCCCTTCAAATACGCAAGCTTTCAGGTGCTAGAATTGTTGTTGCACTTGATAATGATGAGAGTGGAGTCGGAGAGAAGAAGGCGCAGGAGTGCGTGCAGGCGGTTATTAATTCATGCGTGCGTTTGCCGAGTGAACACGGAGACTTCAACGATTTATATTTACGACATGGTTTAGAAAAAGTAAAAGCTGAACTAATAGAACATAAACTAGGCATAAAAAAATATGCAATTCGTAATCTTATAGGTAAACCAGAACCACAAAAGTTTTTAGTTGACGGACTTATTCCTATCGGAAAACCTGGAATTTTAGCGGCCGTAGGTGGAGTTGGTAAATCATTAAGTGTCATACAACTTGCACTTGCAATTTGTTGTGGCGGTAGGTGGTGGGGAAAAGATATTGTAGAGCGTGGTAATAGTGTCATATTCTGCGCGGAAGATGATTTAATGGAAATACATAGGCGACTAGACTTGCTCGACCCTAAGGGCAAGCGATTTAACTCCTCTTATGAAGTCTATGTATTTCCTGTTCCAGAACAAAAAGAGCCGATGATTTTATTAAGAGAAGAAGGTATAACCCCTATAGCACAAGAGTTAGTAGAAGAATTAAAAGCTATACCAGATTTAAAGTTAGTATGTTTCGACCCATTACAAGCATTTACAACTGGTAATGTATCAAGCAGTAATGAAGCTGGGCAACTCTGGGGAAGTTATTGCGCTAACATATCAGCTCGTCTAGGTTGTGCAACACTTACGATTCATCATTTAAACAAGGGAGCTTTAGCTAATGATAGTGATGATGCTATGAGCCATAGAGCCGAGATTCGTGGTGCAAGTAGTATTACTGACAGCGTGCGTTGGGCGATAGCTATGTGGCTTGCGAGCGTGGAGGATTGCGAAAGGATATGCGAGGAACAGCGAGTGGCGTATGAAAGAATGAGCGTAGTTAAATGCGCTCTTGTTAAATCTAATTCTGGTAATGTTGACTATACTACCAAAACATTATTTAGAAAGGACGGAGTGCTAGAACCATTAGAAGAATTACAAAATCCTATGAATTTATATGATCAATTTTAAACAAATCGTTGGGAACTTTAGGGACATACTAGGGAATCTAAGGGACATACTAGGGAACGAGAGGGTCAACACTAGGGAAGGAGATGCCCATATATCCATACATATACATATGTATAAGAGAGCAAACCCCTGGAGGGGGTTTGACTCTCTGGGAGGCAAGCACGCAGGAAGGCAAACATTATGAGAAGATTCGGACAAATAGACAAAGCCTATTGGTGGATTACTGCTCATGCGAGCGAGCGTGGAGAGAGAACTGCGCTGATCCCTATCAGTCTTGCGCGCAAGGAAGGAGACTTCTCGCGAGTGCGTCAATTAATCTGGCATTGGTATCGAAGTGAGGTAGCAGGCAATGAGGAGTTGTCGATGACTGCAAGATTCGTTGGTTGGGCTTTGTGCGAGCGTTGGCGGTATGAAACTTGGTCGTCGCATGATGCGATTAGTTATTACGCTAAGATGACTGCGGTTAATCGTAAGAGTGTGGGTAAGGCTATTGCTGAATTGAGTGATGCAGGGTTGATATGGATTGTTTTAGAAGGAGAGCCGAAGCGGTTAAAGAAATCCCAAAGCGGTGGGAAGAAACATTTTATTTTGGTTGGTTTAGCTGACTTGGTGCGTGAGTGAGCGTGAGGAGAGCTAGGCATACCTGGAGAGGAGTGAAAGGGGGATCGTGGTCTGAAGATACACCTAAGCTCTGTAGATTCATTATAAGGGTAAAGTGGGGGTTACACCTAATCTTTTTTTTGTGCGTGTGCGTGAGCTTTTGTGCGTGAGTGACTA